ATTTTACTAGCTCTATTAGCGTTTCCAAAAGCATACTTAGTTTTGTAGTTCTCTCCAGCACCTGCTGCAAAAGAAGCTCCACCGCTTGTAGTATTAGCTTCTGATAATACTTCTTTTACTAATTTAATTAGTTGTGTTTTTGTCATAAGTTCTTTAACTCATTAACTAAGTCGTAATATTGCATTAAATTAACTAGATGAGTATCATTTACTTTATCAGTCTTTTTCAAAGGTTTTATTCCTTTTATTACTTCATCTAATTTTATTTTAACAATATCGTCTTTAACACTGCTAGCTAAATTAGTAACTTCTTTTATAATATTATCTAACTCAGTATTAACTAAGTTATATAGTCTTCTATTTGAGTTTACTGATGTTATAAATTCTTTTAGTATCCTTTTTTGAGGTGGTAAAAGGTCTTTATAGTTATCATTAAACTTTTCTAATAATATTTTAAATGTAAGTAATTTTAAATCTTTATCATACTTACTATATTCTTCTATAAGACTGTCCTTAACTTTATCTGAGTTCTGATCTTTTGATGTTAAGTGCTCTAATAATGTACATTTGTTAGAAACTAAAAAATTAGGATCTACCATGTTAGAATTATTTTGAGCTTCTAATAAACAGTATAACGAAGCAAGAGGTTTATAATCTCTAACTTCCATACCGAAAAACTCTTCTATCTTATAGTGCTCTTTTATAGCAGAAATTAAATTATATTTCTGTTTCTTTAATATTTTCTGGTTAAGTTTCCTAGAAACTTCTGTAATAGTTGAAATTATAGTTTCAGCTTTATTTTGAGATACTTTTTTATTTCTTAAAATAAATTCGTATAATTTATACTCTTTAGCTAAAGTTGTTCTACCTGCAAAATTCTCTTTTAAGATAGCTATAGCGTTAGATTCTTTATTATCTAAAGTATCAGCTGCGATCTGCTTTATTAGCAGTTCAAATATAAGTCCAGTATTACGATACTTTGAGTGCTTTATCTTCATTATATACGTTTACTATTATAAATATGTATTAGTTACCTAAATCTTTAATATTATCTTCACTCAATAACTTTGAATCGTTCTTGTTATCTTTTTTGAAAACTATATCCTTAAGATACTTTTCATTTTGTAAGTAAACTGTTTGTGCTGTAGAATTTTCTAAAACGTTTTCATTGTCAGAAGGATAGCCTCCTTTCATACCATGCTGACCTAAAGGATCTCTTCCTCCTATAGGATTATCATTAGTACCGTAGACAGACATCTTCTCTCTAGGTCTTCCTCCTTCAGGACCTGGTTCACCGTGTTTAGGCAGTTCTTCGTATCCTGCTGGTACTTCTCCAGGTGCTCCTCCTTTTGGAGTCGATACTGATCTTCTACCATACATTGATGCTAAATCATGTGGTGTACCGTAAGTAGTTCCTGACTTAGCTGGATCGTTTCCTTCACCTTCTATCTGTGCTAACCTAAATATACGTTTAGAATCTTCTCTAACTAAATCTCTCATCTCCATGTAATTGTCTTCAGACATATCGAAGATCTTTTCATAGATATAATCTGATGAGAATAATTTGGTATCTTTCATTTGATTAGCTAAATCAACTTTCTCTTTTAATAAAGCTACTTTTTCTTGTTCAAATATAATAGAAGGAGTAGTTAACTTAATTTCAAAATTAGTTAAACTATCTCCAGTAAATCCTTGGGAATATAAATGAACTAAAGCTATTTTAGTTAATTCAGATTCTATTATTCTTTGTATTCTTTCTACTGTTCTAGCGAATCTTATATCTTCAGCTGCTAATGTTGCTTTTCCTTGTAAGTCGCCTTCATATCCAAAATATGCTTTTGGTATTTTAAGAGCAGCAAATAGCTTTTGTTGTAAGTACTCAACATCAGCTTTACCGTCATACTCTAATCCTTTAGTAGTTTCAATTCTAGTAGATGTATCTCCTCCTCTTACTGGTAAGTAAAAGTCTTCCATCATATTTTGAAGGTTGAACTTAAGGTTATATTGACCGTCATCTCCTACATAAGGAGTTTTTTTCATTTGATTGATAGTCTTCTGCATAAACTGCTCTACCTCATTTGGCGGAACATTACCTACATTAATATAGAACATTCTCTTTTCAGGTGCTCTCATTATACGATGAATTAACATCGCATCTTCCATAAGAGTAGTTTGTCTAAATATTTTTCTAGCTGGTTCTAAATAGGAACGTCCATAAGGTAAGTATTGAGTATCTGATATTAATCTAAAGTGAGCTACTTCATAGTTATCAAAATTAACTACCTTTTGATTGGATTTTCTTTTAGGTAAGTAACTAGGGTTTTGAGATGCTGCTAGTCCATCAGGATCTAATTGAAAAACTACCTTAGCAGGATTTTCAGGATCTTCTCCCTCTCTCCTAACCATATGGTATACAGTATAAGGAAGTACGTTATAAACTCCAAATTTTTCAGATATTTCTAATTTTAAGAAGAAATCTCCATACTTACACATATTCCTAATCCATGACCATAAATTAAATTCTATATTTAATACGTCGTAGAATAAATTATAAAGTACTCTCTGAATATTTTCATCAGATGATTTTATCTGTAATATTTCATTTACATCATTTTTTACTGTAGCTTCGTCAGCTATTATATCTAATGCGGATGCAATGATTGGATCTGTATCCATTGCTTCATAGTCTGAATAAAGCTGGATTCTAAGTGTTTGATAGTTTAGGTTAGGGTTAAATATATTCCTATTATTATAGATGTATAATCTACTAAATCTATCTACTAGTGAGTTTGTTTGGTACCTTCCGGTTCTTTGTATTTGGTTAACATCTGCTATTTTTAGCTCTTTGCCACCTATATTTCTTACAACTACATCTGTAGAAAATAATCTTCGAAGTCTACCAAATAATGAAGTATCTGCCATTAATCATTTAATTTATATATAAATAGTCTATTTTAGTAACCAAGTGATATCCTCTTGTCCACCTGGTGTATCTATAAGATAAGGATTTTCTTTCTGATTTCCAACTCTTTTCATAACTGCTTGGTTTTTTGCATTTAAATTAGAAAATGAAGATAATTGAGCTCTAGCTAGGTCCATACCTTGTTGTCTCAATTTTAAGGCAGTATCTCTTACATATAGTGCAGTAGCACAGGATATAAGTAAATCATCATTATATCTATCTTGAGCTTGAGGTTTTCCGTTTTTCCACACAAATACTCTCATTTCTCCTAATAGTCTTTTAGATTGTATAGTTACTGATTTCTCTCTAATATACTCAATCATCTTAGCTATTACTAATGGACGAGTTCTCATAGACATAGTAAAACCGGGTACTAACTTATCTCTTTCATACTTGTGCATATAAGATTCTACTGATTCCATATTAGATGTAGAGCTATAGTATAAGTTTTTATACTCTCTTTCTAACACTTGTTCTATTGTAGCCCAGCCTATATTAGCATTTTCTACTACTAATAGTGCATCATTATACTCAGATGCTATACCAACAAGTACGTTACCAAAATCTTTAGGAGACAGCTTACCTTTATATTCAGCTACCTGTACACAAGTTTCTACATCAAAGATATGGAAAGCAGAATAGTCACTAGAATCACCTCTAGCTACGTCTGCTACAACCATATACGATTTAGTATAATCTACTCCTTCCCACACCCATAAGTTTCCATCTACTCCTCTTCTTTCTAAAGGTTCTTTCTCATATGTTTTTTCATAGAATAACATATCATCTGGTTCAAATACTGTATCACCTGATGCTAAGAAGTCACAATCACATTCTTGACCAGCCATACGAGGTCCTAAAGCAGCATCTTGTTGTTCTCTCCATTCTTGGTTTCTTTCAGGATGTACTGTCCAGGGTAGTCTAATAGATAAAAAAGAATTTTCTCCTGATATAGCTTTTTCCCAAGTTAAATGAAACCAGTTCCCAATACCGTTAGGTGTTGATAAAGCCATACATTGACCACCGGTTGCTAGTGTTTGTTGAGCAGCAGTAAATGTCTCTTCAATATTATCTATAAAAGCTGCCTCATCTATTAATAGTAATGATACTGCTTCTGATCTTGCTGAATCAGCATTAGATGATTTAGCTTGTACCTTTGATCCATTTTTTAATCTTAATGATAATTTATTTTTTTCTACCGCAGGTAGTTTTAACCACTTAGGTAGCTGGTCATACATAAAGATAACTTTAGTAACTAAGTTTCTAGCTGTTGCTTGAGTAGTTGCTAATGCTAATACGTTTTTATCTTTATGAAATAACATCAACCATAATGAGTATGCTGATGCTAAAGTAGATATACCTAGCTGTCTTGATTTAAGAGTAATTACGTATTGATTCTCTTTAAATATATGTAGTACTTTTTCTTGAAAAGGGTATAAGTTAAATAAGATTCTACCTCGCGTAGGATGCTGTATATAACAGTACTTACGCATAAAGTAGATAGGATCTTTAGCACATTTAAGATATTCTTGCGCTATTATTTTTTTTATGTCTTGTGCCATAACTCATTTTAGAAATTATAAGACCATCTAGGTAGTCCGTCTTTCATTTCAATTTTGATTTTAGAGCCTACTAACTTAATTAATTTATCAGCTGTTACTGTTTGAAAAGTTCCGCTCTTATCGTCTAAGAAAAATACTTCTGAGAATGATTCATCATTAATATATTTCTGAATTATTTTTTTTG